ATACAATTGAGGTTGATATGCCAACATATCCAGTGAAAAATATGAAGACAGGAGAGACACAAACTCTCCATATGACTATGATTAAATATAGTGAGTGGAGAGATGAAAATCCTGATTGGGATAAAGATTGGTCAGCTGGATGTGCTGGCGTGGGAGAAGTAGGGGAGACATATGATAAACTGAAGAAGTCACATCCAGGTTGGAATGATGTTCTTCATAAGGTATCCAAGATGCCAGGTTCAAATGTTAATCCTGTTTAATTAGAGTTTATGCCCAAGAGTAGAGGAAAGTCTTCAGGTATTGGTAGCACCAATCCAGTCCCATTTGGAATGAGTAATAGACAAATGAAGCGAAAGAAACCAATTAATCTTGATTATGCCAAGAAAATTGAACCACTGACTGACAACCAGGAGATTTTCTTTAATTCATACAAGAAGAACCAAAATATGGTTGCCTATGGGTGTGCAGGCACAGGCAAGACATTCATTACCTTATATAATGCACTTCAGGATGTATTGAATGTTAACACTCAGTATGAGAAAATCTATATTGTGAGATCTTTGGTGCCTACCAGAGAGATTGGATTCCTGCCTGGTGATCATGAGGACAAATCAGACATCTATCAAATTCCATATAAGAATATGGTAAAGTATATGTTTGAGATGCCTGATGACTCATCTTTTGATATGCTTTACAATAATCTTAAGGCACAGGGAACTATTAGTTTCTGGAGCACATCATATATTAGAGGTACAACCTTTGATAATTCAATTTTGATTGTTGATGAGTTTCAGAATTTGAATTTCCATGAATTGGACTCTATCATCACCAGAGTAGGTGAAGGTTCAAAGATCATGTTCTGTGGTGATGCAACACAGACTGACCTTATTAAGATGAGTGAGAAGAATGGCATCATTGATTTCATGCGTATCTTGAAGAACATGCCATCCTTTGATGTCATTGAATTCCAAGCTGAAGATATCTGCAGAAGTGGATTTGTCAAAGAGTACATAACAACAAAACTTGAATTAGGACTCTAATGTTCAAACATATTGAGATTGATTACCCTAAATTAGATAGGGAGATGATTGATGGTGTTAGATACTATGACACTCCAGATGGAAATAAACTTGTTTCTATTACATCTATCATTAGTCATTACAACAGAGAGATCTTCAGAGAATGGAGAGCAAGGGTAGGTAATGTAGAAGCAAACAAGATCACAAAGCAATCCACAAGCAGGGGCACTGACATGCATACTCTTGCTGAGTGCCATCTTCGCAATATTAAATTACCTGAAGTCCAACCACTATCGCAATTTCTCTTTCTACAAGCTAAATCTGATCTAGACAAGATAGATAACATTCATGCTATTGAGCAAGCACTCTTTAGCAAAGAATTGGGTGTTGCTGGAACAGTTGATTGCATTGCTGAATATGAGGGTGAACTTGCTGTGATTGATTTTAAGACTAGTAAGAAACCAAAACCTGAAAAGTGGATTGAGCACTATTATGTACAATGTGCAGCATATGCTTGCATGTTATATGAAATGACTGGTATAATGGTGAAGAAGTTTGTCATCATAATGTCTTGTGAAAATGGAGAATGTGTAGTTTATGAACAATACGACAAGAGAAAGTATATCAACTTACTCTCAGAATACATTAGAGAGTTTGTTGAATTTAAGCTTCAAACCTATGCCTGAAGAGAACATTAATGAACTGATAGAGAAGAAGTTCTACAGTTCTAAAAAGTTTGCTGAAGAGATTGAAAAGACTGTGCTTGAAAATAAGGGCATGAAGTACATAGATGCAATCATTTTTTTCTGTGAGAAAAACAATGTGGATGTTGAGTCAGTACCTAAGTTAGTTTCAAAACCACTTAAGGAAAAACTGAAAGCAGAAGCAATGGAGTTGAACTTGTTAAAAAGAACATCTCGTGCTAAGTTACCACTATGATTTCTTACAAAGAACTCAGACACCTCAGAATGCTTGCTGCAATAAGAGAGGGATATCTTCCTGAAGATCAACTCAAGTATTTGGGTATGATTGATGGAGAACACACCTATCTTATTGACAATAAGCATGTTGTTAAACTTGATGAAATTGTTGATTTTGAAGAGATAAATGATCAAGGTGAAACCATTTGATACATACAAGTCCTATCTTGGATTGAAAAATCATTTTACAAAACAGAAGTATGACTACCACAAGTATTGTGGTAGATCAAAAGCATCTGTGCAGAGTTTTTACAAAAGGAAAGATAGATATTTCTTTGAGAAACTCAGCAGACAAAAAAATGATAGTGAGGTGATTGAGTTTTTTGTATCTAATTTTGTAGCATGTGATAATCCAGAGTCCTTATGGATTGGTGAGATTGTGAGAAATGGTGAAGACTATTACACAGACTGGAAGAAGAAGATGCAGTCTATGTCTTACCTCTTTAAGGAGCAGGTAGACACACTGTTTAGTGATCATAAATTTGATGAGGTATTTCACATTGAGAATGGTAAACATCCTGTTCTTGTGAAAGAGCTTCTTCAGAACAACATATCATTAGAGACTTTCATTATTCTTGAAAACATTCTTGGATTCAAGAAAGATTTTGATAATAAAATGAATGATCCTGTGTGGGATTTTCTTTCACTCAGAATTGACAAGTATAAATCCTTCCTACATATTGATGTGTTACGCTATAGGAAAATTCTTAAACAGGTTCTAGGGATATGAGTTATTTTAAGTCTGATATTGTTCAGCAGGAAATGAGAGAGATTGAGAAACTTCAAGAGAAGGTCTATAAATCTGTTTTCCTTTTTCCTGCCATGAGCAAAGAGGATAAAATAGAACATATAGAAATGATGGAAGATCTGCTGAAGAGGCAGAGAATCTTTTATACTAGACTTACATTGTCTGATGATCCTGATGCTGTCAAAATGAAAGAAAACATCATATCACAAGCAAAACAACTTGGGTTCCCCCCAGATGTGAATCTTGATTATGTTTTCTCCAATATGGTTAATATGATTGAGAATATGAAGAAGTCTTTGAATAATTCTTGACAACTGACACAAACCCAATAGAATATAAGAGGCTACCCAACCCTCACACAAGCTAAGGGAACAGGCCAAATCTAACAAATAAGAGGTAAATCCAATGTCTTTTTCAGACCTGAAGAAACAATCTTCACTTGGGTCTCTCACCAATAAGTTGGTGAAAGAAGTTGAAAAAATGAATAACTCTGGTGGTAGTGGGGCAGATGATCGCCTCTGGAAACCAGAAATGGACAAGTCTGGTAATGGATATGCAGTCATTCGCTTCCTACCAGCACCTGAAGGAGAAGATCTCCCCTGGGTGAAACTGTATTCTCATGCATTCCAAGGACCTGGTGGATGGTATATTGAAAACTCACTGACAACAGTTAGTGGGAAAGATCCTGTTGGAGAACTCAATCGTGAACTCTGGAACAGTGGAAATGAGTCTGATAAGGATGTTGTTCGTAAGCAAAAGCGTAAGCTTTCTTTTTATGCAAACATCTATGTTGTGAAAGATCCTGCCAATCCTCAGAATGAGGGTGGTGTATTCCTTTATAAGTTTGGTAAGAAGATCTTTGACAAGATCATGGATGCCATGCAACCTGAGTTTGAAGATGAAACTCCTATCAACCCCTTTGACTTCTGGCAAGGTGCAAACTTCAAACTGAAGTTGAAGAAGGTTGCTGGGTATTGGAATTATGACTCCTCTGAGTTTGATCGTCAGGGTCCTCTCCTGGATGATGATGATGCCCTTGAAGCACTTTGGAAGAAGCAATATTCTCTGAGTGCATTTACTGCTGCTGATCAGTTCAAAACCTATGATGAACTGAAGAAGCGTCTTGATTATGTTCTGGGATCAAAATCAACACGTAATGTAGCACAGGAGGAGACTGAATATGACAACTACGCAGCAACAGAACAGAAGTCTGTCAGCGAAGAAGATGTTATGCAGAAACTTGAAGATTCTTACAAGGCATCAAAGCAAGTTGAATCAACATCCACTTCTGATGACGATGATCCTATGTCTTACTTCTCTAAACTTGCTGATAGTTGATGATGAAATACAATCAGATATGTTTGACACTTCTTGTGATAGCATCATACATTAATCTGTTAAGAGGGTGAAATTAAAATTCACCTTTAATTCCAAAAAAGGGGTAAAAAATTTCTCCAGAATTTTTTGCCCCCTTTACCTTTTTTATTGATATAATCTTATATTTTCTCCCCTTGTTAATTCATCAGAGACATACTGTGAACTACCTGATTGATTAGCAAGAACATCTTCAACAGTTTCAAGTGCGAGACTTAAAAACTGTGTTTTAAGTAAAAATATATTTCTTCTGTCATTCTGTATCTTTTGTTCATACTCATAGTTTGTCACAGTATCCAATAAACTTTCTGTCTTCATCTGACCATTATCATAGAATGTCACAGAATAAGTTGAAGGCACTTCTAAACCTTGTGGAACAATAGTCACACCAAGTGATGATTTGACTTCTTTAGTTTCATAGTGATGAACACCAAAGATCTTCTCTTCACTGCCATATTTCCCAATGAGGTAATTATAGAATGCATCCTCTTGTAGTGGCCATTCATTCTGGTAATTGACTATATTATTAGTCAACATTACCAACCAATCAAGATTTGAATCTCCATAAATCTTGAAAGCCACCTGGTCTGGTCTTTCATTGCCAATAATCTTATATTTGGTGAAATTGGTTAAATCACCAAATATTGTGTCATTGACTTTTGTTCTCTTAAATAGATTTTTAACTCTTACATAGTCTGAAATGTTAGCTCCAGATAATCTGCTAACATACTCAAAGTCTGGTAAGTAAGAAAAGTACTGATTTGCCATTAGAATCCCATGTCGTCCCCTGAACTATTGATATAATCACCTGCATAAATTGGTTGAAGTTCACCAAATGACATAGTTATAGAATATGATGTCATTGATCCTGTTTTATATGTAGAATAAGACCCATCAGGGGTATAATTTACATTAAAAGAAGTCAATGCACATGGTTTAAATTTATTCAAATATGGATGTTGTCCACCATCATCCTGATCAAAAATATATTCTAGTAAGTATACAGATGGTGTCTGTAAAAAATTACCTGATGATGAAATTGAAGGTGTAGATGTTTTTTTGAAAAATCTAATTATTCTTCTTATCATTATTGCTTCATCATCAGATCTTGGTGTAAGATTGAAATTGAAGTTAAAAGTTCTCAATCTTGGTCCAGAGAAGAGAAGCTCAAGATTGGGATTGATGACAGTTCCTGTTGTTCTTGTCAAGACATTTGCACCAACTGCCTGACCAGCAAAGTATGCTATTAGTGCCCTCTTTGTTTCTGTATCATTTACAGCTTGTTTAACTTCATCTATCGCTCCTTGAGCAAAATTTCCAATCCCTTTTGCAATATCAAAATTACTTATGTCATTAATGGCACCTGCTGCTAAATTACCAGCAGCAAGTTGAAGAGCATTTATTTTATCTCCACCCCAATCAATTGAGTTTGTTTCTGAGAGATTAGGTTGCATGGGTAAAACAACATCTCCTAAAGATTTAGTAAATCTTTTCTTAAGGTCTTTTGTTGTTTCAGCTTGTTGCTTGCTTAGTCCAGACTCAACATAAGCATAAGCAGTGATTCTGATATGGTCATACCCAAAAGGTGGTGGTATAACTGGATATCTCATGCTACCATCATTTATTGCTGCAACTGGAGGAGTCTCTATAGGCATTTCAAGACTCACAATTGATGTTTTGACAATATCTGACTCTGTGTCAATACGATTTCCTGAACCAGAATTTTGCACAGATCCACCACCACCTCCAGATCCTCCAGATACTCCAGATCCTCCAGATGCTGTATTAATACTTAACTCCACATCAACATTGGCAGAAACTTTACCATCTTTTGGAGTATTTGGACCCTTGTCCTTCTTACCCTTGTCTTGTGATGTTACTTCAGCAATTTCAGCAGGTTCAGCAGTATTATTAAGAGATTTAAATCCTTTCTTCTTCTCAAGTTTTTCAAGTATTCTCTTCAATCTCTTATCATCTCTTCGTGGTTCATCATTATTCAGCCTTAAGGCTGCTGCTCTATCATATTCAGACTCTGCTAAAGCAAGAATACTTGACAGTGCATTTTTTCTAATTTTTTCTAGTTGTTTTTCTTTGTTTTTATCACCAACAAAATACTCCTCAAATTTTTCTTCATCGCTTATCGTTACCTTATCAACTCTTGGGTTGTATCTGTATATTGGTGTTTCACTTCCTGGTTCATAAACATAGTAATCACCTTGATCTGTGTCAAGTTCTAATTTAAGTGTTTGTTTTTTTCTCTTTTTATCAGTTTGACCCTGTTTCTTCTTTTTTAATTCTTTATTGATTCTTATCTCTCCAGTCCATTTTTTCGTGGGGAGACCTGCTTCATCCAAATGCGCTACCCACCCGTCTAAATTTTTTTTATATTTACGACTCATTGGTAGGATACTTTATTTAATTATTTATTCTAATATATTGATATGGAATAGACCTCAAATCAGTCAGTTCCATTGGGTAAATAACATGCATCTGTCCTATAACTTCATTCCAGGTATAATTTCTAACTTCACCCCAATGATAGTTAAGACCTTTGAATCCCCACCTTTGAACTTCAACACATGCTATCAGTGGATTTTGGTCATATTGTATTCTGGGTGTTTTGGGGGCGTATATAAAGGTATAGTATCTACCTACATCAGGGATAACTTCAACATCAGTAGCAACTTCCAAGATTTTCTGCATTCTATCATCTGCTGACGATTCAGAGATAATGTCATCCACAATATACTCAAACCTATTGTTTGCGCTTTCTAGGTATTCCTCTTGATCCATAGAGTTCTTCTTCTGTTATGATTTTAAACTCAAGTCCATTGTCTATACAGAATTCCCTTGCTGCCCTCCACTTTGCTCTATTCACTTCAAAGGTTTTACACTCATAGATGTATGATTTAGTAACTCTTGATTTTTTTGGTGGAGGACTTGTTTGTTTTTTGGGTTTAATCTCAATTACATATTTTTTAATTCTATTGTTTTCTTTCACTTCAATCAAAAAGTCTGGATAATATCTGTGAACTCTATTATCAACTGGTGAAACATATGGTATATTGAATTCTTCACTTGCCCAACTGACTACATTTTCATTTAGATCACAATACTTACAAAAGGTTCTTTCCCAATTACTTCTACAAATGATATTACTGGAATTGCCTTTGTATTTTTCAGGGTGACTAGGTTTATATCTACTCTTGTAAGATCCTGCCACTTTAATCATACATAGTTATAGTAATCACGTTTATTTATAGATGGCGGGGGCACGCTCAGGAAGAATATCTACTTCATCACTGAAATCCAGGTTCATGAACTTGGCACAGTCTTCACAATTTATGGTGAAGTTTCAACCTCCTGCTGATGTTGCAACAATGCTTGAAGGTAGAGGATTAAATTATAGTGGTGAAAATGGATTCTTAGAATTGCTTTGTAATGAAACTACTCTGCCAGGAAGTGCTCTTGCTACTCATGATAAGACCAATGACTACATGGGAGTCACAGAGAAATTAGCATATAGAAGAATATATGATGAGACTCTTGATATGACTTTCTATGTTGATAAAAAATATAAGATTATTGAATTCTTTGAGGGATG